TTTATCGGGTGATTGTTGAGAAACAACTCAAACTTCAACATGTAGAAAGTGTTGTTGGGTGTACCTGCCGCCACATTGGGATGATAAACTTTTGTGGCTGGAGCTCCACCGTGTGCAAGGTTATCACCTTCAAGGGCAGTAATGTCGTAGGAATGCTATGAGGGGCCTGTAGAGGCCATCGTTGATTGCGAAGGAGGGGCAGTCAACAAAACCGAGTGTGTGCGGTGTCACACATACAGTGCAGTCTGTAACTCTGCCGCCGTTGCTTGCGTAATGCACAAACCCCCCCCTAAAACACAAACCATGGTAGTCCCTACACTAATAACGATTAAAAAGCACTTTTCCCAAATGTGCCTGACACCAGCCTTGAACGCTGCCACCACAGTATTGAAATCCACATATTTGCTAGAAAGCAATGTTGGGTTTGCAACAGTAGCTGGATTTGGGCTTGCATGTGGGTACCTTGCATGCAAGTGGACTAACGATGAGAGAGAATGTAGGTATGTCGACAAGATCCTCAATGATGAGTGTGGGTTGGCCACAGATCATCTTGAAGAGGGGTATGGCCTCAATGATCAATTTGAGTTTGAGCAACCAATTGAGGTTGCGGCAAATGAGGAGCCATCACAAAGAGGAATTGCCAGACTTGATCATAAATTAATTGATGTCGCGCAACATAGGAGGGTGCGACCTAAAAGTCAGTTGAAATATATGAACTGCGTCATGGCGGAGGTAAAGGCTAAATTTGGAACTCCATCGTGTTCTGAAGCAAATCGTAAGGCCGTAATGCGATTTGCTAGTAGCCTTATGGCCAAACATGGATTAAGACCAACGCACATTAAGAAATATCTTCCTATGATAGTGGACTTGTCCTTTGTACCAAATGATGCTGAGTTGGCGTCCATTAGGATGTTGAACAGCAGTGCCAGCACCAAGAGTAAAATTGACTATATAGTTAATAGTTGTGCTGGCGGTTTTGGCCAGTCTTGTTGAGGGGGCTTGGCAACGCTTGATGGCATTGATCACACTTCTGTGTTGACCGATGAGCGGTTGATCATCAAGCGAAGCCAGGCGCCGCATAGGGTGCGCAAGTTCCACATTATTGTAGGCATTAGTGGAAAATTGCGCACTTTAAAAATAAATAATGCCTCAATAGACACGCTCAGCGCAGCGCTATTGGAGAGAATGTACTATTGTCGGGTTGGTGAAGAATTTTTGCCGCCCCCGGAGGTTAAAGAACACACGGTACATTCCACACTCAAGAACTTTCGAAGTAGTCTGCTAAAGAAATTTGGCCCTTGTCCAACCAAACTTTGTCCGGAGGAATTCGTCGACATGTTTCGTGGGAGGAAGAAGAAGATCTACAGCAACTACCTAGATGAGTTTTATGAGAGTGGGGTCCTAAGAAAGCACAGCGTGAGTGCCGCATTTGTTAAATGCGAAAAGGTAAATCCTCTCAAAGCCCCAAGATGTATACAACCAAGGCATCCAGTCTACAACATAGGATTGGGTTGCTACTTGAAGCATATAGAACATAGGCTATACAGGGCAATTGATAGGGTCTTTGGCGAGAAAAACATTGTTATCAAAGGATACAATGTACGAGAGATTGGGAACATTGTGGCCCAAAAATGGAATTCATTCGGAAATCCCATTGGTATTGGTTTGGATGCAACGAAATTCGACATGCATGTGAGTGAGGCTATGTTGAAGTGGGAGCATTCAATTTACGAGTCACTGTATAAAGGTGATAAGGAGTTAAAGCGATTATTATCATACCAAAGGGATAACAAAGGTGTTGGGTACTGTGATGATGGAAAGTTATCTTATAGAGTCAAAGGACGGCGGTTTAGTGGCGACATGAACACGGCTCTTGGTAACTGCATTATCATGTGTGCCATGGTTCATACATACGCAAAAGAACGTGGTGTGCCAATTAAATTTATTAACAATGGAGATGATTGCGTAGTGTTTATGGAGAAGGAATATGAGAGTAGATTCATATCTGGACTTGACGAGTGGTTTTTAGAACTGGGGTTCAGGATGACCCGAGAACCAACCGTAAACGCAATGAGCCAAGTAGAGTTTTGTCAAATGCGACCATTGAGAGTTGATGGTGGTTACACAATGGTACGTAATTTCGACACAGCTCGAGAGAAGGATAGTCTATGCCTACTACCCCTCAATTCTGAGGGTGCTATGAGAAAATGGCTTTATGCAGTTGGAGAATGTGGGTTAGCCTTGTGTTCTGGGGTTCCGGTAATGCAATCAATGTACGAATGTTATATGCGTAACGGTGTTGCTTCCAAAATGGGAGGAGCAGTGCAGATGCAAAGTGGCATGCGGATGTTGGCTGTGGGGCTGGAATCAAAGAAGTCTGATGTTATGGATGATACTCGTGTGGACTTCATGGAAGCATGGGGATATACACCAGACGAACAGGTAGCCCTTGAAGAGTACTATAACAACCTGCAAATAGACTATGAGAACAACACCGTTGATAATTTCATAGAGATAAACAGTTCACCATTTTAATGAGATTTCATGGCAATTATTGTGGTCCAAATTGGTCCGGGGGAAAACATCAGTCCAGTGTGGTTGGTGATGTTGAAGCTGTTGACGAGTTTGACAATACTTGCCGCCTGCATGATGCAGCCTATGCAACCGGTGGCGATTTGCTACGTGCTGACCTTGACTTCTTTGCTGCCAATTTTGGTAAGGGATTCAAGAGGACTGCCGCTGCAATCCCAATGGGCGTTCAGGCTGCATTTCGGGCCATTGATAAACAAATTCCTAAAGTTTATAAAGATAAAAAGATGACAAAGAACCTGAGAGGAGCGCAGACTCCACAAAAATCTGCAAAACCTTCTGGAGGCGCTAAGTTGGGCACAGTACCAGCTGCTTTCGGCTATACAATTAAAATGCAATCACCAAAGATCGTGCGACGTGGCGACACATCCACCATTACTGGCAGTGATTTTGCATCAAATGTGTTTGTATCCAATTCGAGTAACTACGAGCCTGCTGCTTCGGTGTGTATAACACCAGCATATTTCCAAAATGCAATGTTGGGAAATTTAGCAAGAACGTATGAGAAGTTCAGAGTGAAAAGAGCGCAAATTGAATACATACCTTCCGTTCCTACATCCACAGCGGGTCAATTGGTTTTGACATCGACTAGCACAGTAAAAGAACCATTCATTGCTGGCAATAGCTCCACTTTCTTAAGTCGCGCTCTGTCACAAGGAAATGCTGTTGCTACTCCTCTGTGGGAAAGGTGCTTGATGGATCTGCCTGGTTCCGAATGGTGCATCGTAGATGTGCTATTAGACGGCGATCTTGACGACTCAATTCCCCATGAGGTGCAAGTATACGCAACTGGCACCACTAGCCAGGTTTGTGGAATATTAATCCTCCACTATGAGATGGAATTTAAGGACCCACTATATGTATTCCATCCTACATTAATACCGGTACCCAAAGGTAATGGTATTATTTGTACTTTCATTGACAATAGTGACGTCAATGCAACTACGGATGTTATTATATTGTCAGGGGCCTCAATATCATTTACAGAAAACCAAGGATCCGTCTTCAGACTAATATTCCAACAAGCGCGTTCAACAAAACCGACAGGCCCAGCAGCCTGGTCAAATGTGGCTAGAGTTCAGAACATGTCCGCTGCTACTACCACTTCTTTAGACCTAAC